TGGCATATTCACAGTCACGACCTACGACGCCGTATGGCGATCGAAGATCGTTTAACAGATCAACCCATCCGGATGGAAAGAGCAACTCTACAAGTTTCATAGAGATGCTATCAGAAGCTGCGCTAAGATCTAGCGTAGCATACTTCCCATCCATCGAACCTTGATAAGCCATTTCCTGATTCTTCTCCTGTGAGTCAAGGTCACATCCGTAACGTTTTAAACGTGTACGGATAAAGTGATCAACACCCAGTTGAATAAACAGATTCAGGCGCGGTTCGATCGCAATAGACCGGTGTTTCTTTCGGTCTTTCGGGACAAACGTGATACGATTACCAGGTACGACTTCGAAAACTGCATCGAAGATTGCGCTGTAGTCAACTGGAGAATTTTCCGGCATTTCACATTTTCGCCGGTACCAGTCCTGCAACGCTTCCAACCATCTTTGGTCGGATTCGATCGTGGCAATCGCAAGTGGAACGGTTCGCTGTGTGACACTGTAAGGGAGGTCACTCCACTTATAAAACGGAGTTACCCTATTTCCTTGAGTACACAGAGCGGATCCCGGGCCATGCCTGCCGTATTCACATATTTCCCCGACAGGGGGGTCAGGTCCTACTACACTGTGAATGAAATGTTTTGCAATGTCGAGCCAACCCGCGAGGTGCGGATCAATCTCGTTCATCTTCAACATTGTCTTGTACCCCGACTGGTTGAACCTGGCGCAAATGCGCTCAGAATCCTGGAAGATTTGAAGTGCGCGTTTTTTGCACTCTTCTTCTTTACCAGGGAAAGGATACTTCTTCAGTGCAGCCGAAAGCTGGTACTTTGCCGCGAATTCACGCGGACTCATATCAGTTGAAGCCATACACTGGGGGCTCCAAGATCTCTCAAATTTCTCAAGTTGATCCAGATCTCGCCTTCGTACAACTGACGAGAACTGTATATAATCATCTTGAGGGAGATCCGGTCGGAAACCTTCTAACAGTTTACCCAAAACTTTCCATGGAAAGTCTTTTGGCACTCGAACATTTGCTGATCGAGCTGACACCTTACGCGAGGCGTATTCCACGCCATGCAAGGGCGGGAGAAAACGTTTCATTATCTCTCCTACATTTAAACGATTAAGAAGACGGAGTTTAGACTTCCTGGCCCAAGAAAATCCGGGTCATGAGATCTTTATCCAGCAGAAGCGCCTGAAGGCGGCCGATGATTTCAAAAAATTCTTC